TGCTGTACGAACTGACTGGTATCTCAGTCAAAAAACTTGTAATTATCATGGCATGTGAAAATGGAGAATGCGTCGTCTATGAAGAACGAGACAAATCAAAGTACATCAAACTTCTCAGCAAATATATTAGAAAGTTTGTTAGAGATAAACTGGAGCTCTATGGAACCAAATAAAGAACTAGAACAAGCTATCGAGAAGAAATTTCTAACACCATCAAAGTTTGCACTTGAGATTGAAAAAATTGTTGCAGAAGAGTCAATGAATTACATTGATGCAATCTGTTACTATTGCGAAATTAACAATATTGAGGTAGACTCTGTAACGAAACTCATTTCGAAACCCTTGAAGGAACGACTGAAGTGGGATGCTATCCGTCTCAACTTTATGAAGAAAACTTCAAGGGCAAAACTTCCCCTATGATTTCTCGTGATGAACTGATGCACCATCGCCTTCAGGCATGGTTGCGTGAAAACCAATCAGAAGACCTAACATACCTTGGGTATTATGGAGATACCTTTGGTATGTTAAAGCATTGGTATCTAATCGCTGGCGAGCATGAAGTCAGTGTAGATTGTATTGAAGGACTTGATTTGGTCGAAGATGAAAGTGACTCCCTTTGAAACCTACCAACATTATTTGTCATTAAAAAATCATTTTACAAATCCAAAGTACGACTTTTTTAAATATGGAGCAAAGACTAGGGCAAGTCTAACTTCTTTTAATAAGCGTAAGGATAAGTATTGGTTTGAAAAGACTTCTCGAAAGTACTCTGACGAAGAAGTTGTAGATTTTCTCGTATCTAATTTTTCTGCTGCTGACAACCCGCAAAACCTATGGATTGGCGAAATTATCAATTCTGGCGAAAGGACCTACGCCGAATGGAGGAAAAGGAAACAGAGTTCTACCTACTTGTTCAAAGAACAAAGCAACGAATTGCTCTCTCAGAACGAATTAGAGAGTCTATTCGACTGTTCTCAAGGTCATCCGAAAATTCTCAAAGAGTATCTAAGCGGCAGATTGTCGCTAGAAAACTTAGTGATCTACGACAGAATTTTCGGTTTTTCAAAAAGTTTTGACAAAAAACTGAATGATCCAGTGTGGGAAACCGTCAGTTTGAAACTAAAAAAATACGGACCATTCATAAATATTGATGTGTTTAACTACAAAAAAATATTGCGGGACTTGGTAGATGAGTGACTTTTTTAAATCAGATATTATTCAAGAAGAACTGAAAAAAATCAATAAACTACAGGAAGAAATCTACGGAAGTCTTCTTTCCTTTGGTGGCATGTCCAAAGAGGACAAGTTAGAACACATCGACATGTTGCAGACTTTGCTCGAAAAGCAAAGAGTGATGTATACTAGGTTGTCCCTTTCAGACGATCCTGAAGCGGTCGAAATGAAAGAGAACCTACGCAAGTCAGTTGCCATGATGGGATTCCCACCAGACACTGACATGCAAAATTTATTCAGTAGTATGAGTGCAACCATCGAATCTCTCAAAGCATACGTTGACGCCTGAGAGCATCCTTGCTATACTATCCGAGTAAATCCCCCGAATCCAAACTAATCCGAGGTAATCCAAATGTCTTTCGCAGACCTTAAAAAGCAATCTAAGCTTGGTTCCCTGACCCAAAAACTGGTCAAGGAAGTTGAAAAGATGAACAACAATGGTTCATCTTCTGGTGATGACCGTCTCTGGAAACTGGAGTGCGACAAGAGCGGCAATGGTTATGCCGTCATCCGTTTCCTCCCTGCACCTAACGGTGAAGACCTGCCGTTCGTCAAACTGTACTCCCATGCCTTCCAGGGTCCTGGTGGTTGGTACATTGAGAACTCTCTCACCACACTCGGTCAGAAAGACCCCGTGTCTGAGTACAACTCCATGCTGTGGAACAACGGCACGGATGCTGGTAAAGAAATGGCACGTAAGCAGAAGCGTAAACTGACTTACATCTCGAACATCTATGTTGTCAAGGATCCTGCAAATCCTGAGAACGAAGGTAAAGTCTTCCTGTACAAATTCGGCAAGAAGATCTTTGACAAACTGACTGCTGCAATGCAACCTGAGTTTGAGGATGAGGAAGCAATCGATCCGTTTGACTTCTGGCAAGGTGCTAACTTCAAACTGAAGGCAAAGAACGTTGCTGGTTATCGCAACTATGACTCTTCCGAATTTGCCCGCCCTGATGCTCTCCTGGACGACGATGATGCCATGGAAGCAATCTGGAAGAGGCAGTATTCCCTGCAGGACTTCGTTGCTCCTGAGCAGTTCAAGACCTACGAAGAACTGAAGAAGCGCATGGACTATGTGCTCGGTAACAAGGGTACTCCCCGCTTCCAAGACCAGGAAACTGTTGAAGAAGAGCAATCATTCGAAGCAGAGCGTCGCGGTCCTGTACGCGAAATGCCTCAGAACCTTCGCGACGAACTGAACGATCTACAACCAACTCGTTCTTCTGTCGATGAGGATGATGAAGACGATGCAATGTCTTACTTCGCCAAACTCGCTGAAGAGTGAACTATAACCAAATCTGCTTGACACTACTTGTTGTAGCAGCTTATATCAATCTTTTTAGGGGAGGTTAACTCCCCTTTTTTATGGCGACTTGATGTTTGGATTTGTAGTTCTGATTAGAGTTTTGTTGATGTACTCGGAAGACTTGGTGTACTTCATGATAGACTTAAAGTCATCAACAAAAGTTTCGACATAACTTGGTTTTAGGATTCTGAGACGACGCTTTTCTTCATTAACCTCTGTCTCATAACTAAAGTTAGTTACAGGAGTTACGACTTTACTTTGTACTAGGTTTAGTAAAGGATTTGCTGGATCTGGAATAGTAAAATTACCATCGACAATCTTACCAGCAGGAAGAATTAATCTATCGTTACTGTCTCTGACTTCTTTGGTAACATAGTGCTTGACTGCATTAAGTTCAGTTCCATATTTTTTAGAGGCGTAATTATAAAGTTCATAGTTCGATAGGGGCCATTCATTTCTGAGGTTAATGATCCCAGCACTTACAACTACAACCCAATCATAATTTGGATTTCCATAAATTTCTTCAGCAACAGCATCTGGACGCGCACCATCCCTTATGATATAGTTGTTGAATAAAGTGAATACGTTCTTTAGGTCATCTCTTAGTTTTACTCTACGAAATAAATTCTTCACCCTAATAAAGTCTAAGGAAGAATTCTTATCATTAAGAAATGATGGATATTCAATGTCTGGAATTTCTCTAAAGTAACTCATTAGTAACCTACTCCTTTTGCTCCTGATTCGATATCATAGTCTCCACTGTAAATAGCAGTAAGTTCTGAGAATCCTAGTGTTAATTGCATATGAACAGGCGTTCCGTCATCATAGGTTGCATAAGTATTGGAACCTGTATAGTTGACTGCCATCCCTGTCAATGCCATGACTTTAAATCTATTTAAGAATGGATGCGTATCTGCTCCACTCATATATTGCAATCTAAAAACGTTTGGGGATTTTAAAAATACACCGCTGACAGTCTTGGTAGTATCTCTAGTAGGAGCCATATTTATTTTTAAAGTTCTAATAATCTCTTTTACCTCGTCTGCCTCTTTTTTATTTCTTGGAACAATATCCCATCCAAACTGAAAACTTCTACCAACTGTAGAATTAAATAATAACTGTTGGTTTGGGTTGACTGCTATACCGTTACTTCTGCCAACTACTGCACCAACACTAGATCCAGTAAGAACATTAGCGACTAAACCAGCAGTGTATCCAGATACCATTTTTTGTGCTGCTGGTCCACTAGTTTTTAGAGCAGCATTAATCTGATTTGACAATGATGTGGAAAGATTAGTAATAGATTGTCCAATGTCAGCATTTTCTGCACCTTTTAAAAAAGCATTTGATGCTGAAGCAACCATCTGGGATATTGGATTCATTCCTCCAGCTTCCCAACTTGCCGAATTACTATCAGCAACACCTTCTGGTATTGGTAGTATTATTGTTTTTACTATTTTTTCTTGTCCAGTTGGTTGAGCTTCATCACTTGTTCTTAATCTTAACGCACCCTTACCACCAGCAACCTCTAAACCTGGAGGCATAAATTCAAATATATCTATCTTCAGATAGTCATCAGATTTATCTAATTTCGTAAAAGGATATCTCAGTATCTTGGCACCTTCGGTCTCAGACGTGTTGCCAGCTTTTTCTGAATTC